GCAAAATCTCTTGCAATGCCTCGCGGCCAATCAACCCAGCAGCGCCTGCGGGATTAGCAACAGCTGCGCGATAAAAAGCTGCAATCTTTGCACCAACAGTATCAGCATTAGAAACTGCGTCAATAATAGCTTGCTCTTCAGCTTTGCTTTCTGCTGTTTGGATGGTCTTACCAAAACTCTCCATTGCATTAAATGCTTGGTTTAAAGAGTTGTTGGTACTAGTGCCAGTCAACGCATTAAAAGCTGTGGTAAGTGCCTTGCCTTGCTCACCCATGGCTTGTGCAGTATTTGCTAAGCCATTTTGCACAACATTGCCTAAAACTGTGGATGCCTTATCAACAAAGCCACCTTCAGGCGCAAGATTAAGACTACCACTAGTAACGTTGCCCAATGCGTCGTAGGTTACATCACTGCCAGATGTAGGCGTTTTTGCTGTAGCTGCGGCAGTAGCCGCCAAGCCTGCATTGCGTGCAGCAATATCATTTTGCGCAGCAACAGTACTTGACGCAGCTGTTTGCGTAGCAAGATTTTTAGCATTTAATGCTGCGATGGCGGCATCGGCTTCAGCCCCAGTGCCTGTGCCATAGGTTTTACCATTCCACGTAAATGTAGCATTAGGACCATAAGCTAATCTTGCGGCAGTAAACGCGTCATTAAATGACACTGGCTTATTACCAGCAGCGGCATTAGTGTCTATGGCGCCTTGTAAATTACCAAACTCATTATCAATATAGTTGCTAGCATCAACCAAAATATTAGGCGTACCAGTAATGGTACTTAGCGCCCCACCATCTGTTATGGACGACGTGATATTCCTATTGGCAAGGTTTGATGTTGTAACGCTGGATATAGCATCCGCACCTGCTGTTACTGCATTTGAGTTTTGCAGTTTGTTAATTGCATCTGCCGCAGTCGTAGCAGTAAAAGATCCAGGGGCAGAATTAACTAATGTATTAAATGCCGCAGTGGTATTGCCACCTGTAGTTGCTAATGTTGCAGCAGCAGCGCCAAGGGCTTTATTGCCTGTCTCCGCTGTGACCGTTGTATTAACAACAGAGCCTAATACAGTGGTTGCCAAGCTGGCGCCTGTTTGACCCGTTACAACGCCATTTACTACGCTTGATGCAACATTTTTAACAATATCATTGACAAGGGCGTTATTAGAAAGCGGGCCTACTGCGCCATTTAAAGCCTCAGTGCCTGCAGCGCCTACTTGTGAAAGTACCGCGCCTTTAACTGCGTCTTCAAGTTTTGTACCGCCTGCAACGCTTAAACCGGCTTGCACAATAGCATTGCCTACTGCGGCTGATGTCCCTAAGGCCTGACCTACAGCTGCGCCTAAGCCAGGGACAACTACATTCAGCGCCATGCCTACAACAGGCAATGCAGCTTTTGCTAAACCTGTATCACCGCCACCAGCCAAAACATGCGTATCTAAAATCTCACCAGTTAAATATGACTTGGTATAAACAATGGCTGGATTTTTAGGGTCAACTTCAGAGTATGAATATTGTCTTGGCGCCGCTGCAATTTGTTGATCAATTGGCGCTTCATCCGTATCTTCTAAAATACGACCTGAAGTTGGACCTGTATCTTTAGGCGGTGTACGAGGAAAATCTGTAGGCGCGGCTGTAGGCGTATAAAAGTCTACGCCTGAATTTTTAACCCAAGCCATGTCAGCAGGACTAAGATTAAACAAGCTTGCTGCTTGATTCTCAGACACTCCATATTGATTTAACAAAGAATTAACTTTGCCAATGTCGCCAGCTTGGAATGCTGCTTGTATGTCTTGTGCAACTGCCATAATTAGCTCGTAGATGGGTTAACTGCGTTGACAAGCTGCTCAGCCCATTCTTGCCAATCATCAAATTGATATGGTCCGGGAATACCTTCATTGGTAAACACGTCAATGGCTTTCAAACCTGCGCCCCATGCCTTCCAATCAGTGGTGGCGTCGGGAATTGCAAGTTGCTGCACGGCGTAAAGCTCACACATAAGTGAAGCCCATGACTCAAAGGTGTGATACCTAGGGTCATAGACCTGCGCAACGCCAAGTGTGTTAGCCATTAGTAAGGTCTCACGTCGCCAATATCGGCGTCTAAAATAACTTTACCTAGTTGGTAGTTACCACCAGCCACATTAGACACAAATTTTAATCTTAATTCACGACGTTGTTCACGCATGTCAATCTTATTTGTGTCAGGGTCAAATACATAAGGGCCAGTTGTCTCATCTTGTGATTGCGCAAATGGCCGACCGGTAACATACAACTCCATCTCACCGGATTGAACAAAGTCAGGCTCAACCCGTTCAAGACGTAGCCATCTATTTTCACCAACCGCAGCCGGCTGAGATGGTCCACCTGATACCCAGCCAAGATCATTTGTCTCAAAATATGACTCAATGGCCAAAGCAGTGCCGCCTTGAACAGCATCGGTGCCAATCTCATTTTGCCAAAGTGATACAAAACTCATCAGTGAGTCCACTGTAATGGCAAAATTTGAGCCTGCTGGCAACGCCGCTGATAGCGTATCACCTACTGTGTAGTCTGTCCCGTGCCCGTTAATCACGACAGATGTCACAATGCCGCCTGCCACAGTAATATCAGCAGTTGCCCCAGTGCCCGTACCACCTGTTAAAGCTTGATTGTTGTAAGTTCCATTGGTATAACCGGATCCGGCATTGGTCAATGTGAAGGCTAACACGCCACCGGTGGCATTGGTTTCCCACCCTGCAGTGATTGGGTAATGGAAAACTTGTGAAAAGAAGCCTGCTGAGCGTCGAGCGCCTAATGCCTCACCTGCGTCATACCAGCAGTTTTCACGAACATTGTAAATAACAGCATCATTACATTCAGTAGAACTGCCGGAGGGGAAGAACCACCAGATTTCGCCAAAACGAGGCACTTTGGAAACCCAAACCTTTTCACGTTGTGCGTAGTTCAGATTGTCAAAGAAGTAGTTTTGGTTAAAAGTATTAGGAATCTCTTTTACAACGCCGTTATAAAGCAGGAATCGGTCAACGCCGCACCAATAATACACGCCATCGTACTCAATGACTGACTGGCTGGACAGAATCGAAGACTGGCTTGAGATCAAATCATAGCGCCAATACTGTGGTGGGGTTCCAGTTCCACCAATAAATGAGACTCGAATCAAACTATCAAGACTCCAGAAGAGGCCTGAGGGTGAATTCGAACCACCGCGTACTGGTAATCCTTGGACAATCTTGCCGGTGGCCACTGAGACCTCGTTGGCATCAGCTGATACCCAATCATTTACATTACCGGCCGAGCAATTCTTAATCAGACCATTGTTGCCGTAGACAAACACGTAAGGGTGTAAGGATACCACACCGCCGGATACAGAGATCTGGTTGTCAAAGGTTAGCGTAACACTGGAGCCTGTGGCAGTAGCATTTGCTGAAAGCGTTAGCGTTGTTGTGGCAATTGACACCACTGTGGTGCCTGATGGAATGCCTGTGCCTGTTACTACTTGACCTGCGCCAATTTGCGTGTTGGCAGCTGCCATAGTCACCGTAGGCGAGCCATTAGTAATAGTGGCAGCAACTGCTGTAAATACGCCAATAGGCGTCATTGTGGTGCCAGTAATATTGCCACCCAAAACAGGCGTGTTGACATTATTATCAATTAGCGATAAGTTTTGCCCGGGATGCGCAAGCAACAAGTTTTGATTTGAGCCTGTACCATCATAAAACGTATCAAACTGCCAAAGGTTGTTTGCATTAGCGGTAAAACCGGACAAGGTCATGTCAGTAATGCCTGAGCCAGTGCCATTGTTATCAATAGGCAAGACTTGCAAACCGCCTGAATAGCCGTTAAACACGTTATTGAAATTTTGCTGCGGGTTCAAATAAATACCGCGACTTGGACCTGCCAAGTCATTCACAATCTCTTTGTAACCACCAATTTTACGAGGCCGCCCACGCTGGAATCGTACCCAGCGACCTGAGTTGTAGTAATTCTTGTCAAAAAGTGTACCATCTCGTTGTACGCCCGGCTGCGTATCTAATGAGAATACTTTCTTGGTCATGTGAAAGTACCTCCAGCAATGCCTACAGGCACTTTCATGCCTGAGCTGGTAAGGTCAACTGCCATGGAACCGCCAACGGCGATGTTGAAATGCCCGGCGCCCGAGCGATAAATACCTGTACTTGTTTCAGCAGCAAAGTTTAATGATGGCGTGCCTACCGTGCCATCAACCAAACTAATAGACGTGGCGCCTGCCTGCGTTGTATTTGCATTTAAAAAGTTTGTGCCATCGCAAATAAGCGTAGCCTGCGCCCCAGGAGGCACAACGGCGTTATAGCCTAAACCTGTTGTGATGGTTAAACTATAACCATTATCCGTTGTTTGGTTGGAAATAACATACAGATTAACAACAGGGGGGAACGTTACCGTGACATTGCTTACTAAATTGCCAACGTACTCTTGAATTGTGTTAGCAGCTTCATTGTTTGTCAGTGTATACGCGCCGCCTGTAACAGACTTGACTAATGCGGTAAATATAAATGATGAACTTACGCCATAGCCAATGGTGACATACGCAGTGCCGGTGCAGACAATAAACGCCGACTCCGTAGGATTAAACGTCTTAGAGCTATTACCATCAATTAGCTCACCACCGGAGCATGAGATTGTGAAAGATCCAGAGCCATTGTTTTTGAACAATGTAAACCAGTTGTTACCAAGTGTTGCTGCGGCTGGAAGTGTTGCAGTGCCTGAGCCGCTGCCCCATACTCTGGTCTGCGCTCTGTCTGTTGCTGCAAATGTTGAGCCTGTAGTGATTGCTGCAGATGGGTGGCTTTGGTTTAACGTTGCGCCGCTTGCAACCAGACCGTAGCCTGCCAAAGTTGCAGCATCAGCTGACGATGTACCAGTTCCAAATGCAATCACACCCCATGTGCCTTGCGCGTCCGGATTAGTTGTAATGTAGATATATTTTGACTCACCTGCAGCCACGGAGACAATGGTATTGGTGCCAGCATAATCTTTAACCGTAAAAGTATTGGCGCCAACATTTCGAATTAGCGCGTCATTGCCAACCGAGGCCTGATTGGCTGGAGGCATATATAGGCTAAGGCTACCAGTGGTAGCTGTCACCTGCATGATACGTGCTGCGTAATCGGTGCTGGTAGTGCTATTACTAGGCCAGTTTAACTGCTTATTTGCCGATAGCGTAATTGCCTGATAGCTAACATCAGTTGGCTGAATTACATCACCGGTGAAAGGGCTTACATAGCTCATGAATCCACCGCCACGGCTTGACGATCTGCAATACGAAGCTTATCTTCAGCCATCAATGTTTGCATGATCAATTCGTAATTTTGCTGCCACATTGGCATACGCTCATCATTTTTAAGGAATGGCATAGCCTGCAGGAGGGACCCGTAGAGCAAGGCTTGTGGCGCGTAAATAGTAAACCAATTGGTTTGATTTGATGAATCCAGAGGTTGAACTCGTTCATAATAGAGTACCTCAAAGGCGTAGTCATCATTTGGTGTAGGCGCTACCAACCAGTTGGAGTAGTCGTAGTCGCAGTAATACAGTGGCACGTCCTCAGAGGCTGGGTTTGGCCAGTAATTGCGAAGGTACTCATACTTACGAAGCAGTACGGGCTGGCGCTGACCGTTCACCGTAATGTTCATAGACACTGTCTTATGCCACCTTGCAGGCTTGGCAATAATGCCTGTGCCCTGCGTCATCGTGCTGGTGTTAACCGTTAAGTTGCCTAAGAACTTAATTTGGCTAGCAATGATTTGCTCTGCCAGCATAATGAAAAGAGGAATCTTTGCCAAGGTGGAGGCGTCATTCCTCTCCAGATAAGACTGGATATTCTCCACCAAGGAGTCATAGGTCATTACTGCGGCAGCTGTCATGCTTACTTACTCCGCTTCCTAGCCATTGCCATGTTATCAACCAAGTTAGGATAGGGCCGTCCCGCGGCTTTTGCTCTTGCTTTTGCTGCCGACTTTTTCTGCGGCGAAAGAGGCTTAGGTTTGCCCAATGCTTTTGGCCGTTGTTTTTCCCAAACAGGCTTACTTGTTGCCATTTTAATCACCTCTCAAGAATAAAGATACACTAATTTAGCAAGGCGCATTCTGCATCTCTACGCCGTACCAGCCCCGGAAGTATCTTACCACCACCTCGTGTCCAAAGCTTCAACTGCTCTTTGGCGCCATCCCAATCTTGCGCGTTAATCTTTCTTTTTAACGTGCTAGTTTGTAACTTACCCACGCCAAGGTTATAGCAAAAATCCACAATTGCATTGCACTTACGCTCATCAGTTGCCAAAATAGGGCAATTGCGTAAAACTCCCGGGAGATACGTATGCTGAAGCTCTACCATTAGCAATGCTCTAGCAGTTGGCTCATCCATAAGCACGTCTTGTAAAGTCACCTTGCGGCCATCTGCATAGTAGGTTGAGCCGTAGCCAATCGTGGGTACGCCAGCCGGACATAGGTATGGCTTGGACTTGAAGCCTTCAAACTGACGGCACAGCGCTGAGGCAAGCTCTAGGTTCATAAGCCACGCTGCTTCAATGTACGGTCAAGGAACCAGTAATTTATGGTGCCAGACACCAGAGCGCAGAAGTCCACAGTCATCATGGTTTTGAACACTACTTCAGGAGGCGCACCTGCGCGGTAAGCTTGCCAAGCAAACCAAAGATGGATGAACGACCACAAGGCCATGATCCAGTAAGTCACCACAGGTCGTACTGAAGCTGATAAACTGGCAGCCCAACCACCCGCGGCTTTGGCCATCTCAACTTGTTGGTTGATGGCGGCGCTAAAGGCATCCATAACACCCACATCAATAGCCGCATCGCGCTGTGCGCCAATTTCAGCTAGTTTTTGCTGGCCACGGAGCTGTTCTAGCTCACATTGACGGCTGAACATAAGCAATTCATGCTCACGCTCGTTCTTTTTGTCAAAGTACTTTAGGATTTCAGGGGCCAAGCGGAAGATACCACCAATCAAGCCACCAAATACACCGCCGCTTACGATTTCAAACATATCATCCCCACATCCAAAGAATAGTAAGCGTGCCCCATGCAATAAAAATCACTATACAAGCCGCGACAACAATTGCCTCAGCCCAGTCTTTCATGATTTTAAGTGACTCACAACCCAACTTACAAAACCGCCAACCCCTGATGCAATGGTCATACCCATCCAAAATCCGCCTTTGGATTTATTGGCAAGTTCAAGAAGCTCAGCAATCTGACCTTCCATTTTGTCCATCTTTTTATCCATGTTCTGCACGCGTTCCCAAAGAACGCCGTACTTAACTAGGTCAATCTCAGTAGGTTCCATCTTCAACCTTTGGTGCTTCTGGTGGTTTTGCCGCGTCTTGAATTGCTTGGATTAGGCTGTACACCTCTTGATAGGGGCGTGTGCCAAGGTATCCAAGAACTTGATTGACGGTTTCAATAGGTAGTTGAAGATGCATATTTGCGCCTGTTTAGGGTTGTGTAGGCCAAGTGACAGTCCAAGGGAAACCCTCTTGAGTGGTAATGTCACGCAAGGCTTGGCGATATGTTGCCCATGCTTCCTTATCCACAGGCGCATCAGCCACTTGTGTCCAGTCAGATTCAGCCAATTTTGTGTTGCGTTGGTCACGCATAGATTTAGCTTGTTCAGCGTCTTTTTGGGCTTTATAAGCGACTTCTTGTGCATTAGCAGGTGTGACATTTCCTGCCTCATCTGTAATGTCTGTAAAGATTGGGCCAAGCACATATTTTGTGTACCATTTACCATCAATTTGCTCAACACCATCACGCTGAGAATATTGGTAAACAGTCCCACCAGTTGCTTGTGCGCCTTCCAGAACAACGTCAGCGCCCAAAGCCTCCAAGACTTCAGTTGTTGTTACGTCCCATGATGGGCCACCATTGGCTTGTTGGTATGTACGGAACTCACTCTCGTACATGACTTGTCCAGTTTCACGAATTCTGATTTGCATGATTACTCCTTAAAATCTTGCGGCTCGACTAACCAATAATTTGCACCGCTTCCATCACCTTCAAGGCCAATGGCTTGCCCGTTGTCGAGAATCATTACATCAATTTCCCAGACAGCGTTTTTGTAAGTAGTGTTGATTACTTTGCGGATGTCCACATCCATTACCTTGTGCGTTTGCAAAAGGCTTAAAACTTCGTTGGTGTTGATGGTTTTCATATCAGGCCACCGCAAGCACTATGTAGGAAACTCCGTTGGTGTTAACACCCGTAAGTTTTGATTCATCAACTGTAAAGCCTACTGATGTTGTTGTGCAAGCACCTGTTGTAGCAGATTCTGCCGCTGTGCTGTTCAAGGCAAGCCAAGGGTCTGTGGATGTAGTCATGCCACGTGCTGTGTCAAACACCAGCCAGTTTCCTGTGGTGCTTGTTGCCTTAATTAAGACGAATCTTGCGCCAGAGGTAAATCCACAGTTAATAGTCTGCGTAGAACCATTACCAGTAAAACTCGTTACTTTGGAAACACCTGTGCAGGTTGCAAATAGGTAGGCGACGTAAGTGTTGGGAGAGCCTGCGCCACTGAATGTGAACTGCGTTGATGTTGGACTTGTATTGCCCCAAACACCGCCCGTAAATTCACCACCTGTATCTTGAAGTTTTAAATACTTTGTGTTGCCTAAAGCCGCTGAATACACAGACCAATCAGAAGTGTTATTGCGACGCTTAACAATCATCATTTCTGGGACAACTGTTAAGTTATGCGTATATGCCTGTGTGTAGTCAGACTGAGTAAAGCAAACCTCATCAAAGAAGCTGGGGGCGCGTCTGAAGTTCCAAAAAACACCGCTTGTGCTTTCAAACGATGTTGTCATCTGAAAGCCTGTATTGTTCCAAGCCAAAGAATATGAGCCTGTAGATGTTTCCGCAGCATCTGATGTTGAATTTAATGAAATTGAACCTGCTGTTGAGTTTGTGCTCACGCCTCGCAAGCGATCCATAAAACGATGCGCACCTGTTGTTGACCTAAACGCTTGCATTTGCAAATCTACTGGGAATCCTGTGGTCAACACAGTTCCTGCTGTAGCAGATGAAGTGACCGTTTCATACACACTCGTCCCACTCGTAGGCACTTTCATCGGGCCACGACGAATGGC